GATAGAAAGTCTATTGGAAACGAATGTTTCAAACGTGAGATAATATCACTACATACTACAAAGGGTTGGGTTAATTATGAAGAGACTCGACAACTATTTTTAAATAATGTACTGAGTGAGAAAGAAAATTACTACAACAGTAATATACTAGGACGCTACATGAGAAAGGATTACTACAATGAACAACGCACCACCGTCAGTTAAAGAACAATGTGAGTTGCATCTTAGTTGGATGCAGGATAGAATTGAAGAATTACTTCTCGAAAAACTTTATGATGAAGCGTATGCATTATACATGGAGTGGAATGAATGGGTAGAAGAAGCGAACCCTACTTTATTAGTACTTGAATCTTATGAAGACCAGTGACATAAAATATCTTTATGAATGGGCAGCACAAACAGATTTTCCGTTACGACGAGCTCCAACTGCTGTTGGTTATTCTAACAAGGATATATATTTCTGTTGGTTGAAAGCAACTAACAAAAATGGTGGCGGGGTTAGAGAGTCTGTGGTCGATGACCAGAGAGTAAGAGATATATTAAATTCAAAAGAAGTTTTATTAGCAACAGTATCTGTGTTTGAATCTGGAACTGAGTTAGGTCCTCATAAAGACCCACCAGTATATGGAATGAAATATAGAAGGATACAGATACCACTACACATTCCCTCCGATGATTGCTACATGATATGGAGAGGGAGAAAAGTTTTATGGAAAGAGGGTGTACCTCAAATGTTTGATGTGATGGATTATGTTCATGAAGGATATAACCATTCACCTGATGATATGATTTTCCTTTTTTTAGACATACTAAAATGACAACAGTACAATGTAAAAAATGTAATGAGATACTTACATCTAAACATGAGCATGACTACAAAGTTTGTGGTTGTGCCAATCAAACATATGTTATAGGTGACAAGATGGGTGGTAATAATCTCAAACATGTGTTACAAATCAAAGAACCTAAACAAAAAGAAATTAAAGTAGAAGGTCAGAGACCACGCAGAAGAACTACGAGGATGTCAGACGTACAAATTAGATGAACGTATCACACTATCCACCTATACTGGATGCTAACTCTTTATTAAACTTGAAGGAAGAGGTGAGAGCATACAATCCTCTTGCTGGTAATATGTGGTTGGGTATACATGATGAACCTGAGAATACTATAGAGAAATACATACAAGATTCTTTTGATTTGTATTTAATAGATGACTATGACTATACTGGAATATCTTTAGGTGCACCTGTTGGTTTTGAATGGTGGTTCCACATTTTTGAAGAGGATAATAGGGCAGTTGGATTTCATTCAGATCATGATGAGGTGATGAGAATGGAGAATGATGGGATGATGAAGTATCCTTTTTGTTCAACTGTGACCTACTTGACAAATCATATAAGTCCCACTATAATAACAAACAGTATGACAGGTGCGTACGTACAAGAGTTACTTAACTTTCCTCCAACTGAAGTGATGTTCTCATCACCAGAAGAAGGTAAGTTTGTAACATTTGACCCTCGCTATATACATGGCGTCTTGCCTGACTCAAACATGGGCAGGATAACTCTGATGTATAATGTGTGGGATTATCATCCTAAAGGATTACATAGACTAGGTAAGAGGAGATTGCCTCTTCCTTCTAGGTTCTACAAAGAACAAGTCAAACGACCTGTCCAATGGTTAGGTAAGACTGGTACTTGTAGAGCAGATGTAATGGACATGAGGTTTGAATTTAAGTATCCTGTTGGTGCGAACGAAGGAGATTGTTGGAGTGTAACTCAATGATAGAAATTACCGAAAAAGAATTTGAAGAACGAAAAGATTTCTACTGTGACAAAGCAGAAAGTGGCACAGTAGTACTTGTGAAGAAACCTAATGGTGCTAAAATACTAGTAGTTCCACAGAATCCAAACAATTTAACCTATGACTATCTCAGAGACCATGACGACGGCTGTTGAAGTTATCCTAGAAAGATACCCATATCGTTTCGTGCAACAAGGATTGCTAGAGATTAATGGAGAACCAGACTTTCGCATACAAAAGTTCAATGACATCACAAGAAGATACAGAGACATGTATTACCTTGACAGTCAGATACAATTAGACTATTGTATAGAAGACCCTGAGTATGTAAAGTGGTTAGACCCAGACCCAGAGGTCGCTGCTTATCCTAACGATGGAGATAGCGTGTCTTACAAACCAGCAATTTAAATGCAAACACAAAGTGAATTAGTAGGTCTATTCTCTACACCTCTGTATAAAACACAGGTAGAGATAGACCCAATTATTAATATAGATTTTTTAAAGACAATACAATTTGAATCTTACCCTGATAAGACTGGTTCTAGCAGTAAGGATAATAAGATTCTTTTGAACAAGAATTTTAAGAGTCTTAAAGAAACAATAGACTCGCACGTTGACATATATTTGTCACAAGTATTAAAGATACAACAGTCAAAAGGAAAGCATGTACAATCATGGATTAATAAGCATACACCTAATGACTATTCCCCTAAACATTATCACTGCAATTCTTTTCTAAGTGGTGGAGTGTATCTAGAATGTCCTCCTGACTCTGGTGCTATAGTATTTTGTCAATCGCATACACAACCATCGTGGACTGCTAATACTATTAGACCCGCAGTAAGTGAGTTGACTATATTTAATGCTGACCAATGGGCATTTGAATGTCATAGAGGAGACCTACTTCTTTTCCCTTCACATCTTATGCACCGAGTAGAAAATAATTTATCAAGTATGGACAGATATATGTTAGCATTTAATTACTTCTTAGAAGGAGAGATTGGAGAACATACAAGCACTATTAAACTAAGGGTGTCCTAAATAATAAAAAATAGTGTGTGACAGATGACTTGGACACCTCATATTATCGTTAAGATAGAAGATGATGCTTCTACACCTACAGCGATTACAGCATTGAAAACATTTGAAACTGGATTCCCAGAGCATAAAGCATATGTACATTACATTGGTTCTTTACCTACTGGGTTGAATTTTTGTAAGCAATGGTGTACAGATGGAGGACATACTTTCTTCCACCATGGTAGTAACGTCAAACAATCTCAGTTACACTATGAGATAGTAAAAGGTACAAGAGAACCAGTTGTTCTCATCAGAGGTACAACAGTTTTCTATGAGGACATGAGTGACTATAGTACTACAAAATTATTCGGTGCTGATACTGTCCCATCTTATAAACTATCTGATACTGTAATTAATATTGGTAGTATAGAAAAAACTATAGTGTTCGTATCAAAACCCATTCAAACAATATCAAAGTTAGAAGAGATAACAAGTCTTGTAAGTGCACCAGTAGCAGCAGAATCAAAGAGTAGTTCTTTATGGAATGACCAGTCTGTAACTATGTGTGGTAAAGTTTATCATCAGACATCAGGTATCTTCAATATGATATACAATTATGATGAGTCACTCTTCACAAACTTTAGTAAGGCAACTGCAGCAAAGTACGATACTGTCTTTGGTGGTAATGGAATAGCAACGTTTGATAAACTAAGAAACATAGGTATGAATCCAGATGGACTAATGCCACACTACAATGCTGCTATGAATGAGGACTGGGAAGGAGTCAAAGGAATATATGACGTTTACTTAGAGATGATAAAACCTAGCGTAGTAAAGTGACTATATAGCATAGAATAAATCTTATCATGGCAGAAGTAAAGAAAGGCGAGGAGAAGAAAGGTCTTCTTGAAAAACTAAAAGAACATGCTGAAGATAAAGAGGAACAACTTGCTATCCTTAGTACATTTGTTCGCTTATCTGTGTTGGTCTGGTCCGCAGGAATTTTGACTTTGGCGTACGTAAAATTGCCAGAAGCATTTAAAATTCCAGAACAAAAGCTGGATCCGACTTTCATAGCCTCAGTTTTTACAGGAACTTTAGCTACTTTTGGCGTCCAAGCTGCAGGTTCAAAGAAAAAGAACGGAGAGAATGGTGGTAGTCCACAGATAAGCAAGAAGGATATGGAGTTCCTTATTCAGAAAGCATCAGAGACTGCTCCTGCTCAAACTATCAGGATTGAATCAGGTCCTGTCAAAATTGTCCCAGACACAAAGTAAAATCATGCAAAAAATTATTAACGGAATCGCTATCTTCTCAGGTGTAGTAGCACTTGGTGTAGTTGGTCTTGGTGGATATGTATTCATCAGAAAGGATGCTATCGTCGATGACATCAAATCAAAAGTAATGGAATCTGTCGTACCTGACATAGGTGGTGGCATCACAGAACTTATGCCTGACATCACAGGTCCTGCGTTACCATTCTAATCATGACTAACTTTGCAAAAGAACAAGTCAAGAAGTTCTTCAACACAGGACAGTGGGCATTGAAGTTAATCTTTATTGTAGTGCTTGTTGAACTAGGTATCGTAACAGGAGCACTCATTGGTCTAGCAGGTCCTCTTGATGAGAATGACAGCGACAACATCAAACATATTATGGCAATGATTGCCACTAAGTCATTTGCACTGTATGCTGCTGAGAAAGGATCACAAAAAGAAAAGTATCTAATTGAAAAAGCAAAAGTATGATTGGAAAAGAAACTCCAGAGATTAAATACGATAGGGCACTGACACTCTTTCAAGAGTCAGTCTTAGAACCTAATTCTCAGTTGCGAGGTTGTGCACATAACCAAGGATGCTTTGATGAGTTGATGGAAATTAGACAACATGTTTTAGATTATCTAAAGACACTAAGAGAAGTCACACACCATACACATGCAGATGAGAGTGACGAACTAGAGGCAGCAAAACCACTAACCAAGTGGAGATAAGTTGAAAAAAAAATTCTGGTAATTTTTTTCACGTGAGGTTTTTATGGATGACTATATTAATA